TTCGGGGTTCGAGAAAACATGATCTTGATTTAAGACGAAAAAGTCGTAAAAGATAAATTATGGCAACAACAAGTCAAAAAAACAAAGAACACTTGATTCGTATAGAAGGAGAGATTGCTTTACTAAAGCATGAGATTCAAACTATACGAGGAAATCATTTAGTTCATTTAGATCAAAGAGTTTCAAGAATGGAAAAAGTTATGTGGACTATTTGTATGGTTGCTGTAACTCATCTTCTTTACACAGTACTCAACTAAATTTGCTTTTATACATTTTTCACGTTATAAGCGAAGTGTATGAAAAGGATACTTGTTATATCAGATTTACACCTGCCCTATCAGCATAAAGACGCTATATCTTTTTTAGGTGTTATTAAAAAAGAATACAAACCTGACTTTGTTGTAAATATTGGAGACTTGTTAGATTTTCACGCCATAAATATGCACACACATGACCCAGATCTGTATTCTCCTGGTATGGAGTTAGATAAGTCAAAAGAATATATAAAGCAATTAGAAGATTTATTTCCAAAGATAGTTTAGTTTATAGGAGAGCATTAAAATATGGTATGAGTAGGCAATTTCTAAAACCTTATGGAGATTTTTTAGGAACTAAAAAATGGAAGTGGGTTGATGATTTAACTCTTACAATGTCAAATGGTCAAAGATGTTTTTTCACACATGGGAGATCTGCTGATATTAGTAAGGTTTCTCAAACTATGGGAATGTCAGCAGTTCAGGGTCATTATCATACGAAATTTTTAATATCTTACTGGGCCAATCCAGATAATCTTTTTTTTGCAATGAATGTTGGCTGTTTGATAAATCAACGAAGTCTTGCTTTTGCCTACGCAAAAAATTTTAAAACGAGGTTTATTTTAGGTTGTGGGATAATTATTGATGGTATTCCACGTCTTTTACCGATGGTCTTGAATAATAAGGGAGACTGGATTAAAAGATTAGTATGATGGATAAGGTTGACGAAAAAAAGGTCATTAGAAGCAAAATAAAGCGTTTTAAGAGGGGTTCAGCGTTAGATAAGCAAATTGGTGGGGAACATTACAAGAACGCAAAAATAGACCCAATAGAGCTTATTGTGGCACATAATCTTGATTTTATTGATGGAAATATTATAAAATACGCAATTCGGAGAAAAAACTTTGAATCTCAAAGAGAAAAGTATGAGAAAATTAAACATTACTGCGAAATAGCATTGGAGCTTAAATGTGGTTCACATTAGGAAAACTAGCACTTAAAACTGGTGCTGAAATATATAAAAACAAAAAAAGAGCAAAACTTCTTGAAAGCGAAGCTGAAGTCAAACACATGGAGAGAGCTGTAAGTGGAGAAGTACAATTACAAAAAGTCATCCATGAAAAACAATCTAATGATTTAAAAGATGAATTTTGTCTTATCTTATTAAGTTTGCCTCTGTTGATTCTGGCATATTCTGTATTTTTTGGAGATGCTGAATTGCAAGAACGAGTTGATTACTTTTTTATGAAATTCGAATCTCTACCTTACTGGTATCAAGGTTTAGTAATTGGTGCATTTTCTACAATTCTAGGTATTAGAGGAGTTTCTGCATTAAAAAAAAAATAGTAAAAATTTAAGTTCATATATGTTAAGAACAAAGTATGAACATAGAAGATTTTATATTTGTTGATGCTGAGTTTTACTTTGCTCCACTTGAAGCTAGTGAACCATTGGGTAAAGCTATATCTATTTCTTACATAGATAAATACCCATCATTCTCACATAAAAAAGAAATATTACAAAATTTTCAAGATAATGGTTTAATACTTGTTGATTACAATATTAGATATAGACCTATTAGTGAGGTAGATAATTTAAACCACTACAATATTACGAAACACTAAAAGATAATAGAACCTAAAACAAACCCACAAATAAAGATAATTATTTCAGTTCTATAATATAGACCTTTTACACCTAATTCTTTTTTCCAATCTTTAGGAGTCTTTCCAAATATAATCATATTAACCCTCTTGTCCTAATGCGTTAAATTCAAGATTTTGTTTTACTTCACTTTGTAAAAGCATGATCTTTGTTTTTAATTTATCCCAATCAGTTTTTGCTTTCAAATGTTTTTTTTTAGCTTCATTTAAGTCTTTGATAAGTTCTCTCATTGTTGGCTCAACTATAATTAAAGACTTAATCTCTTCTGCTGATCTTTTAGTGGCATCTTCTTTATAAGATATGTAAAGTTTTGCGTTATGGACTTTTACCTTATCTTCAAGATCAGTAAGTATATCATAAGCACTTGTAAATTCTTTTGAAGTTTTATCTAAAATAAAATTAATTTTTTGTCTATCAAAAGTAAGTGCATCAATATTAGAACTGGTCATTCCAGTCATCATCATCTCCAGGTTGTCTCATTGGCTCTTTATAACTTTGTTGAGCTTGTGGTTGAGGTTGATAAGTTTGTTGAGGTCTAGGCATTGTTTGAGCCACTGTTTTAAAAGTTCCCACGCTTTTAGGTTTTGTCATATAAAACACAACCTCTAACAAATTATCGTCTCCATACTTATTTTCAATGGTTGATCTTCTCATACCATATTTTCCAACATAACCAGCTTTAATATATTCTTGAACTTCTGGTGTCATTGCCCACTCGTTAATTTGGCTTAATTTATATTTCTTTTTAGTTAAGCTACATTTCCACATACTATTTGACATTGCGTAATATTCAAATTTAGGTGCTTGTTGACCTGTAGCTCTCATTGTAAGAGTAAGTCCGCAAAACGGCTTATCAAATGTTTTCTTTTGACTATACATCTTGTTTGTTCTCCTTTTTCCATTTACTTACTTTTTTGTTAAATTTAGACTCAAGGTTTTCAAGAAATCTTGATGCCTTGAACCCTTTAAAATAAACATCCTCCATTTTTAGTTTCATCATAGAAACTTGTTTATTTGGGTCTTTAGGTATATTCACTATCCCTAAATAGTGTATTTTAAAGTCAGTAGTCTCTTCTATAAAACGCTTATAGGTTTCAATTTGAATAGCTTGATCTACATAAAAGTCTTTACTAGACTTCCAATCTAATAAAGCATTTTTACCCTTCCATTCTTTTTTAGTAACTATAACGTCAGTACAACCTGCTAGATCATATTTAGGACTATAAAGAGGAAGTTCACTTACAACTACTTCAAACTTTTCCTCTTCCCACCATGCCTTAAACATATCTACCATTCTTTTAAGAGTCTTATCTTCTGGCATAGTTGGATTTTTACCTTTTAAATAAAGATCAATCCATTCATGTAAGTTAGTTCCAACATCTTTAGCGTAAGATTCCATTTCTTCTGTTCTATTAATAACCTCTTTTATCAAAGTATTTATCTTATCAATAGGTTCATTTTTTTTTAATAAAACATCTTTTAGACCATCTAAAACCATTTTACGCTTCCAATACAAAAGACCATTTTTATTTTGATGATTTCCAATAATTGTAGTTACGCTTTTTTTACCAACACCATCAACTTTATATCTAAAACCTTTTGCTTTGTTATCAAATAAAATGTTGTTATTTAATTTGTTGACTATCTTGATCGTCATATTTGCCCTCCCTATGCTTAAAAGCTGAAAACATCCATTTAAAAGAAAACCCAAGATATTTAGATAAATCCCAAAGTTTTCTAACCTTTACTTCATTAGTTCCTTTTTCGTATTTCTGTATTTGTTGAAAAGTAACGTCAATCTTACGACCAACTCTAGCTTGTGTTTTGCCTCTTACTTCTCTAGCAAATCTTAATCTACTTCCAAGTAACTTATTAAAGTTTATCTCATTAGGGTTAATGTGATATTCTCTTGCTAATTGTTCCATTGTTTTTTTAGTTCTTATAACATTGCCTCTTCTACTCATTATTTAGTCCTCCATAATCTAAATTCATAACCACCTCGATTATTTGGGAGTCTTCTACAAGTGCAACTACCATTCCCATAAAGATCAACTACATATTTTCTAAAACCCTCCATCTCTTTTTGAGATTCAAATTTTATTGAGTAACCAATCTCTAATGATTTTGCTATTTGTACTTTTTGAGGGTCTTTTTGTTTTCCTCTAACTGGTATTGGTATGTCTTTATCTATTTGCATATTATCCTTCCTAGTCTAATACAGAATGACCTCTGTTAGTTAGACAATTTCTATTGATTGTTTTTGATTTAAGTTCTTTAGCTTCAATTAAACCTAAAGTTCCCATTTCCACATATTTAGCAAAAGCAAATTTAGAGTAATCAACAACAAGATTAACATTGTCTTTTACTAATTTCTCACAATGTTGCTTATCGTCAGTTAACTCTTCTGCTCTTGAAAATTCAAATGTACCTGATCTCCCTTTTGTATCAACGACCATATTTGGTACGCACCCTATTAAAAGAGTCACAAGTAGCGTCATCCCTAGTATCCTTTTTAACATTTTAACCTCCCTATTAAGTTTTTATGTCTTTTATCTCAAACATTTTTGGAGCTAAATCTCTTCTTTTAATCTCCAATTTTCTCAATTTCTCTTTTGTGAACCTTA